TTTCAAAACAAAATAGAAAAAACAAAGGCAGATGGACAAGCTAAAGTTGCAGAGGCAAAAGCTCGTGCTACTGTTGCTGAGAAGGTTGCAACAGGTCAGGTCGAGTGGGAAGGTAAGATGGCAGATGCTACAGTGGATTCGTGGAAAGACGAATTTGCATTAGTTGTGCTACTAGCTCCTGCTATACTAGTCTTCATTCCCGGTATGAGAGAATATGTAAAAGATGGCTTTGAGATACTAGCTACACTTCCTGATTGGTATCAGTACCTATTGTATATAGCCATATCTGCATCGTTTGGCATCAAAGGTGTAGGACAAGCAGCTAAGATGTTGAAGAAGAAATGAGCTTAAAAGCCTTGACATTTCTAAGAATTTCTGCTATAATTAGTAACATAGGAAACTATTTTTGGCATCTGCACGTAAAAGAAATACGTAAACAACAAATAAAATCAGGACTTAGACAATGAACATAAATACACTCAGAGAAGAAATTGAGGCAGATGAGGGTGTAAAGTATGAACTGTATTATTGCTCAGAAAATCATTTAACTGGGGGGATAGGGCATCTTATCACAGAGTGGGATATAGATTACTATGGTAAACCTATAGGATATCCTGTGCCTGAACAACAAGTACAAGATTGGTTTTTAAATGATGTACAAGTTGCAATACAAGACTGCCAAACTATATTCGGTGCTTTTGATAAGCTCCCTGAAGATATACAACACGTATTAATCAATATGTCATTCCAACTTGGTAAACCTCGTTTATCCAAATTTAAGAAGATGATAGCTGCTGTAGAGGCAGAAGACTATCAAGAAATGGCAAATCAGATGGAAGACTCACGTTGGTACAAACAAACAACCAACAGAGCACAGCGTTTAATAGACAGAGTTATAACACAAGGAATACCACATTGAGCAGAGAGCTAACAGAAAGACAACAGAAGTTTTTAGAAGTCTTGTTTGAAGAAGCACATGGCGATGTTGTACAAGCAAAGTTACTAGCAGGTTACTCTGAGAAAACATCTACAGCAAGTGTAGTGGCTTCTATGAAAGATGAAATCATGGATGCTACAACATTATATATGAGCAGAAACGCACCAAAGGCAGCAGTGGCTATGGTGAGTGGTGTTGATGACCCAACGCAGTTAGGCATCAGAGATAAACTATCTGCATCAAAAGAACTGTTAGACAGAGTTGGTTTAATTAAAACAGAGAAAGTTCAAGTAGAGGCATCAGGTGGTGTTATGATACTGCCACCAAAGAAAGGCGAGTAACATGGATGAAAAAACAGAAATAGCAGTAGCTAAATCTATCCATGAATGGTCAGCAGGAAGATTAAAGGCTTCTCAGGTTCATAAAAATCTTAAAGCACTTGGCTATAAAACAAATCTAAGAGGGATAATTGCAGGTACAGCACCTGTGCATAAAATAGGCGATGACGAGCCAATAAGATACATTGTTTTTAAAACAGGTGGACTAGCTACTAAAAAGTATGCTAACCCTGTGACTTTTGTTAACAATATAAAAAAGAAGTAATGGATAGAAGTTTAGGTAAGTGGAAGTTACCACAACCCACAGATTTAAAAGATGAAGATGAAAAGGAGTGGATACAGATACCACGTATAGCACGAACTGTTCCTTTCGGTTATAAGATTAATGAAGATGATAGAGAATTACTTGACCCCATACCATATGAGTTAGAGGCACTAGAGTTAGCAAGGAGACACGTGAAACAATATTCACTGAGGCAAGTTGCTAATTGGCTGACAACAAAGACAGGCAGACAGATATCTCATATTGGTTTAAGGAAAAGATTATTACATGAACGACAACGTAAGAACAAGGCTAGAACTCTTAAACGATGGTCCGAGTATGCCACGAAAGCAATCGAGAAAGCGAAAGCCATCGAAGAAGGTAGAGTCGGAGCAAAAGCCTAAGATAACAGATGACGTGGAGTCTATACCTGTTGCAGAACAGAATGTAGTATTCCAACCAAACAAAGGACCTCAAACAGAGTTTCTTGCTTCACCTGAAAGAGAAGTCTTATATGGTGGTAGTGCAGGTGGTGGTAAGTCGTATGCTATGTTAGCAGACCCATTACGTTATATGGGTCACTCGCAGTTTAGTGGATTGTTGTTACGACACACGACAGAAGAACTAAGAGAACTTGTTTGGAAGTCAAGAGAATTGTATCCTTTGATATACAAAGGGATAAAATGGTCAGAAAGAAAGATGCAATGGGTAGCTCCTTCAGGTGCAAGACTGTGGATGTCCTACCTAGACCGAGATGATGACGTACTGAGATATCAAGGTTTAGCCTTTAGTTGGATAGGCTTTGACGAATTAACACAATGGGCAACACCATTTGCTTGGAACTACATGAGGTCACGACTACGTTCTACTGCTCCTGATTTACCTGTGTATATGAGGGCAACAACGAACCCGGGAGGTCCGGGTCATCAGTGGGTTAAAAAAATGTTTATTGACCCTGCACCTTATGGAAAAGCATTTGATGCCACAAACATTGAAACAGGACAAGTTCTCAAGTACCCTGATGGGCATAGTAAAGCAGGAGAGTCCTTATTTAAAAGAAGATTCATCCCTGCTAGGTTATCTGATAACCCATACCTATCATCTCAAGGTGATTACGAAGCGATGCTTCTATCCCTCCCTGAACACCAACGTAAGCAGTTGCTTGAGGGTGATTGGGATATTAAAGAAGGTGCTGCTTTCACTGAGTTTAATAGGGATACTCACGTTGTTGAGCCTTTTTCAATTCCAAGAAATTGGGTTAAATTTAGGTCTTGCGACTATGGTTATGGTTCTTATAGTGCTGTGTTGTGGTTTGCTGTTAGTCCAGATGAACAACTTGTTGTATATAGAGAGTTGTATGTTAGCAAAGTCCTTGCCACAGATTTGGCAGATATGATACTAGAGCTAGAAGCCGATGATGGAAATATTAAGTATGGTGTTTTGGATAGCTCTCTTTGGCACAAACGTGGTGATACTGGTCCTTCTCTTGCTGAACAAATGATACAAAGAGGATGTAGATTCAGACCATCAGACAGAAGTAAAGGCAGTAGAGTGTCAGGCAAGAACGAGATACATAGAAGATTACAGATAGACGAATTTACAGAACAGCCAAGAATGGTATTTTTTAATACTTGCACAAACGCTATATCACAAATACCTTCAATACCACTAGATAAGAAGAATCCTGAAGACGTGGATACAAGAGCAGAAGACCATATATATGACGCACTAAGATATGGCATTATGTCAAGACCTAGATTTAGTATATTTGACTATGACCCTGTAGGCAGACCACAAAGCAGTATGCCTATGGCAGACGCAACATTTGGATATTAATATGGCAGAAGAAGATATTACATTAGATAGTGATTCTATCGCATTAGAAGATACCGAAGATTCTGAAATAGCTGATGCAGGAGTGAGTGGTATAATTCCTTTTATACAGGAAAGATACGACAGAGCAGAAGACTATAGAAGAAATGATGAAGAACGATGGTTGCGTTCTTATACAAACTATAGGGGGATATACGGAAGTGATGTTCAATTTACTGAAGCAGAAAGGTCAAGAGTATTTATCAAAGTTACCAAGACCAAAACTCTCGCAGCTTACGGACAAATTGTTGACGTATTATTTGCAGGTAACAAATTTCCTATTAGCATTGAACCGACAGTGTTACCTGAAGGTGTCGCAAAAGATGTCAGCTTTGACCCCAAAGAACCTGAACAGTTGCGTGGCGAAACTGAAGAAGTCAGTCCTTATGGATTTTCTGGTGATGGCATGGAACTTCCTAAAGGTGCTACCGAAAAAAGTCTACTCGATAGGCTTGGTCCTTTGGAAGAAAAGTTGGGCGATATTGAAAACCTTAAAGAAGAAGTTGGTAAAACTCCGACAGCGATAACTTTCAGTCCAGCTATGGTGGCTGCAAAGAATATGGAAAGAAAGATAATAGACCAACTACAAGAGTCAGGTGCTAGTAAGCAGTTAAGAAGCACTGCTTTTGAGATGTCTCTATTTGGCACAGGTGTTATGAAAGGACCTTTTGCCACAGACAAAGAGTATCCTAACTGGGATGAAGAAGGTAACTATAGTCCTATATTTAAAACAGTTCCATCTACATCTCATGTATCTGTTTGGAACTTTTATCCTGACCCTGATGCAACTAACATGGATGAGGCACAGTACGTAATTGAAAGACACAAGATGTCAAGAACACAATTACGTTCTCTCAAAAAGAGACCATACTTTAGAGGTGCTGTGATAGATGAAGTCATAGATGCAGGTGAGTCTTATGTTAAGAAGTATTGGGAAGATGACTTATCTGACTATGCACCTGAACATGGCATCTATCGCTTTGAGGTCTTAGAGTATTGGGGTATGTGTGACGTTTCTATACTAGAGGAGAATGGTGTAGAGATACCTGAAGACCTAAAAGAACAAGATGAACTACAGGCTAACATATGGGTTTGCAATGGCAAACTATTAAGAATGGTTCTCAACCCATTCAAACCTGCAAAGATACCATATATGGCTGCACCATACGAACTAAATCCATATTCGTTTTTTGGGGTGGGTATAGCAGAAAATATGGATGATACACAAACATTGATGAATGGTTTTATGAGAATGGCAGTAGACAATGCTGTATTATCAGGAAACTTAATCATGGAAGTTGATGAAACAAACCTAGTGCCGGGTCAAGACTTATCCGTATATCCGGGAAAGGTGTTCAGAAGACAAGGTGGAGCACCGGGTCAAGCAATCTTTGGCACAAAGTTTCCAAACGTATCAAATGAAAATATGCAACTGTTTGATAAAGCAAGACAGTTAGCAGATGAAAGCACAGGCTTTCCATCCTATGCACATGGGCAGACAGGTATAACAGGTGTGGGTAGAACTGCATCAGGTATATCTATGCTTATGAACGCAGCAGCAGGAAGTATAAAAACTGTAATTAAAAATATAGATGACTATTTACTCAAGCCTTTGGGCGAAGGTCTGTTCAGATTTAATATGCAGTTTGACTTTGATAAGATGTCAAAAGGTGACTTAGAAGTTGTTGCACGTGGAACAGAAAGTTTGATGGCAAACGAGGTAAGAAGTCAGAGGCTTATGTCTTTCTTACAAGTTGCGTCTAATCCTGTGTTAGCACCTTTTGCTAAGTTTAATTATATAATTAGAGAGATAGCCAAGTCTATGGAGTTAGACCCTGAGAAGGTAACAAACAACATGGATGAGGCAGCAGTTCAGGCAGAGTTATTGAAAGCCTTTCAAGGCACTCAACCACAACAACAAACAGCACCCCCTGCAGGAGCTAATCCACTTGACCCAACAGGAGCAGGTGGTGGTAACATAGGAACAGGACAAGCACCTGTACCGGGAGAACAAGGATTTGCAGGAAGGGTACAAGATGGACAAGGACAACAAGCAGGTATTGAGCCAACTCAAGACATTGGTCAACAACCCCAAGCTCCTGAACAGCTTCAATGATTATTTAGACGTGCAGATACAGGCACAGTACAAAATTATGGAACAGGGCAATGATATGCTCACTGTTCACAGGTCACAAGGAGCAGTGGCTACACTAAAAAGATTAAAGTTACTTAGAGAAGAGGTCAATGGAAGAAATTAAATTGCCACCACCTGAAAGAGCTGCTAAAACTGCTATAGGTGCAGGTTCTAGTGGCAAAGGAACTGTGGGTAGCTATTTAAAAGCAGACGCACTTTTTAGTGAAAAGGGTGGCACAAAACTAGATTATGGTTCAGGAAGAGGAGAAGGTGCTAAACTAATAAAAGCAGATACATACGAACCTTATGTAAAAAGCAACCCCAACTATGATGATGCAAAAAAAATACCTAGTGCTAGTTACAATAAAGTTACGAGTTTAAACGTATTAAATGTTTTACCTCCTGAAGCTAGAAATGAAGCTGTAAAAAATATAGGTCGTATTCTAACAGTAAATGGTGAGGCTATTGTTTCCACTAGAGGTGTTAAAGATGTAGAAAGTGCTAAAACTAAAGTAAAAGCAAGAGATGGTTACATTATAGGAAAGGGCGATGACGCTAGATTTCAAAAAGGGTTTACAACACAGGAGCTAAAAGATTACGTACAAAAAACTTTGGGAAAAGGTTTTACAGTAGAAAATGTAAAAGGTGTAGGTAAAGCTGCAGTAAAAATTAAAAAATTAAATATACCTAGAGGTTTTGGTGGTGTGTTACGACAAGAGGGAACACCTGTTATAAACATACAAGAACAATTATTATATAATCCTAGACGAAAATTTTCTCAGGGGGGAGACAACAAAATGGCTGAAGATATAAAAGACGAAGACATAAAAAAAGCAGTCGAGGCTAAAAGTGATGTTGATGTGGGTATAGCCGATACGCAACTAACTAATTTGTCTAGGCAAGAGCTTATGAATGAGTTATATCGTAGAGGTCGTACACCTGAAGATATAATGAATCAAACAAACCTTACAGGACCTGAAATAGAAGCACTTGCTACATTAGGCGAGGGTAAAGCAAAGGGTGGTGTAGCACAACAAATGGAATTGTTCTCAGAGGGTGGGTTAAAAGATGAAGGAGGCACAGTAGACCCTGTATCAGGCAATGATGTTCCACCCGGTTCTACACAAGAAGAAGTTAGAGATGATATACCTGCACGATTGAGTGAAGGAGAGTTCGTATTCCCTGCAGATGTTGTTAGATATATAGGTCTTGAAAAACTTATGATGATGAGGCAAGAAGCAAAGGCAGGACTCAAGCGTATGGAAGAAATGGGTCAGATGGGCAATGCAGATGAAGCAACACTACCTGACGATATACCTTTTACCATAGATGACTTAGATATGGATGATGATACAATAGAAGCAAACATAGGTACGTTTGTTCCTCCGAGAGTGCCAACAGCCAAACCATATAACCCAAATGTAAACCCATATACTCCAACAGGAGTTGTGCCTACAACCTATGCTCCGTATAAACCTGCGACAGGAACATCTTTATTAGGTGCATCAACACAAGGAGTACCTGAAACCGAGAATAGAAGATATGTAAACAAAACTACAGGTCAGGTTAGAATGATACCTTTCAACAAGGCAACAGGACAATCTTTGTACCCAATACCTGAAGGGTTTGTGGCTGAAGCAGAGACAGTAAAAGAGCCTACTAAACAAAAAACAGCTAAAGTAAAAACAACAAAAGTGCAAACACAGGCAGATGATGGTGGCGATAGTGATGATGATGTTGGCACATTAGGTGGTGCTAGAATGGATGTAGGTGGTAGAGAGTTTGCAGTAGGATATAATTTTGATGGCTCTGTAACTTTGACTGACCCTAAGACTATGGAGAAACAAACATATAATAAAGACTCACAAATAGCAAAAGACGTAAAAGCAGTGACTGCAGGTCAAATAGTAGACCTCGCCAAAATGACACCTGCAGGTGTAACAACAGCAGTTGTACAAGCAGGATTAGAAAAGATTGGTGTAGATTTACCGGGTGGAACTAAGGTATCTAATATTAAGAAAGCTCAAAAGGAAGCTAAAAAGAGATTAAGTGAAACACCTTCAGGTGTGGGAACAGACCCAACCACAGGTATGACCCTTGATGATATGAAGTCTATACAAGCAGGACTAAAATCTAAAACAGGTCAGTTAGACACATCAGACATTGATGTATCTGACATTGGTTCAGGAGTTGGTGCTACTGGAGATTTAGGTGGTCCGGGAGGAATTGGTGGAATAGATTATAGTGGCATTGATGACTCTAATCAACCTTCAGGCGATGATGATGACCCCGGTGGAGTCGGTGGTGGAGGAGATGCCTTTGGAGGTTTAGATTTTAAACAAGGTGGACTAGCAAAAAGAAAATCTAAGACTAAAAAGATGAAGCGAGGTGGGTTAGCTTCACGTTAATAACCCACAATAGTTGGCTACTTATCCCCCAACAATATTTGGCTACGATAACCCCAAGGAGTAAAAAATGGCTGAACAAGCACAAGAAATGGTGGTAGATGCTACACCAAAGAAAACAGCATTTATGAATAAGCGTTCTACTCACGAAGACAGAATTAAAAAAGATGAGGAAGAACTAGAACAGTTAAAGAAACAAGCATTAGGTGAAACTGAAGAAACTGTTAAAGAAGAAGAAACAACAGAGAAAGAAGAAGAGCCGACAAGTGCTGAAGAGAAAACCTTCAAGAAGCGTTATGGCGATTTAAGAAGACACTCTCAAGAAAAAGAAAAAGCGTTTCAAAAACAACTTGACGATTTAAAATCTCAGTTAGAAAAGGCTACTAAAAAAGAAATTAAGTTGCCTAAGACAGAAGCAGAAATAGAAGAGTGGACAAAAGAATATCCTGACGTAGCACAAATTGTAGAGACAATAGCTATAAAGAAAGCTAGAGAGCAGTCTGAAGCACTAGAAGGTGAGATTAAAAGGATAAACGAAATGTCTGCAGAGGCTTTGAAAGATAAAGCTGAGGCAGAGTTAATGAGAATACATCCTGACTTTGCAGATATCAGAGACAGTGATGATTTCCATGAATGGGCAGACCAACAGCCAAAGTGGGTACAAGACGCATTATATGAGAATGACAATGATGCGAGGTCAGCAGCAAGAGCTATTGACTTGTACAAAGCAGATAAAGGTTTAAATGTCAAGAGCAAAACTAAGACTAATAAGAGTGCTGCTACTGAAATTAAGACGAAAAGTGAAAAGTCTGTACCTGATGCTGAAGGAAAAGCTACAAAGATTTTAGAGTCTGACGTGCAAAAGATGTCTGCAGAGCAATACGAAAAGAATGCTGACATGATTATGGATGCAATACGTTCAGGTAACTTTATATATGATTTATCTGGTTCAGCTAGATAAAGTAGTTGACAAACAGTTATTTATAAGTATAACTAATATCAACTAAAAGTGTGACCTCTCCACGTGGACAACTCACATAATACTACACTTGGAAGCCTACCTAAGAGTACGAGCCTACATTTAACTAGCTATTAAATGTACACCTCAGATACAATTAGCCGATGACGAGTAAATATAGCACATTCGTGCATTTGTTTTATTTTCAAAAATGGAGATGAAAATGGCATTTAAAACTGCAGCAGGTTATGGTAATCTGCCTAATGGTAATTTCTCCCCAGTTATTTACTCTAAGCAGGTTCAGTTAGCCTTCAGAAAAAACTCAGTTGTTGAAAATATCACCAATTCAGATTACTTTGGTGAGATTGCCAACATGGGTGATTCTGTGAAAATTATTAAAGAGCCAGAAATCACTGTTAAGGAATATGCTAGAGGTGCAAACGTACAGCCTCAAGACCTTGACGATGAAGACTTCACATTGACTATTGACAAAGCAAACTACTTTGCTTTCAAGATAGACGATATTGAAGAGGCTCACAGTCACGT